GGATTTTTGATCGTGCCTTTTTTCACTAAGGCATTGATCTCTGATCTAGATAAATCAGTTTTCTTATAATGTTTATATAAGATTTCAACTTGATCTAACTGATCGTTGTTTAATGTAGTCATTGATCGTCCTTTCATAATATAGTTTTTCTCAATTCTGTAGCTATGCTACAACATTTTCCACTGATAGTCAAGCACATTATCCATTTTTTTATCGTTGTTTTCTGCGCTTTTTCCATTTTCTTTGTTCTTACTTTGTTCTTTTTTCTCAATATGGGGGTCGAAACCCCCATATTTTTTTGATTTTTGATTATTCACTATCTGAATTTTCAGTAGTGGATTCCATAGTTTGACCTAAGGTAGGTAAACTATACGAAGCTCTGCCTATTCTATAAGCAGTATTCTTCATTAACCAAGCAGGTTTTTTAATACCGTGCTTACCTTGTAAAGATATAATATCTTGTCTAGTAATCTCGGTTGTAAAACCTTCTTCGTTTGCTAATTTAACAAACGATTCTTGATTAGAATTTAAACTAATTGGAGCATTTTTATTTTCCATAATATAAGTTCCCTTCAAGTTAAGCGACTTGTTCTATGAACTTGTTTAAGACTATTCGACTATCTCTACTTGATTTTAAAGTAGATGTAAACAATCTTTTTAGCTCACTCTTTTTAGCATTCTCTGATGGTGTCGCCATTTGACCATCAGATATCTGCATTTCACCCCCAGCAAGGAGATAAAACTCATCATAACCAATATTGTCTTTTACAATAAGACATTTGTTTTTTCTATATTCTGCCATTACTTTTTTTCTATCATAAACTTTTTGACCTTTTTCATAAGCGTAATCAGGAAAATAATGATCTAAAGTATAACGGTCAATCTTTTTACCACTTGATATATAGAAACCTAAAACTTTAGTACCAGTTCGTTGTCTTAAAGCGTCTAGTAAACTTTCAGTTAGTTCTTTTCTGCCAACATCATGATATTCTTTTTTTGTAATTGTATCTCTTAAAACTAAATTAGTTTCATAATTACCAGCACTAACTCTATACCAACCATTACCTACTTCTGAACTATAAATATGATCTGGTTTTTGAGAAGTAACTTTATCATAGTTACCATCACTTGAACCGTCAGTTAAAAATACAGTATTCATTTTATCAATGCCATACTTTTTTCTGAAGGCAGTAACCATTGGCATAGAAGCCATGATAGCGTCATTCAATGGAGTAGAACACATGCCATAACCCCAAGGTTCTCTAGGTAGATCATGTAACCAATTAGATTTACTTCTTAATTCTTCAATCTGATCCCAAGGTAATGTTCTATATGCCCTTCTAGAAATAGAATATTTAGGATTATACTTTTCTGCAAGCATGAATAAATTAATCATACCTTTCTCATACTCTTGAGCATTCATTCTAGACGATAAATAATTAAATAAGTTAAATCTATTATCGATAGTAATGTCGCCTTCTTGATATTGTGGAAGTCTAGTATCTTGACTATTTTTGTAACCGTCATTACCAAAAGCGTAAACTTCAAAAGGTATATTTACTTTTTTACAAAACATAGTAAGGTTCATAAGTTGATGTACAGTATTAGTAATTTTATCGTACATACTACCTGACCAATCTATAAACATCATCATACCATGATTTTTGCCATTTGGTGTGATTGCCATTCTCTTGAAAATATCATCATTGTATTTGTAAGAATGTAATTTTAAAGGATCAATAACACCTGATTTATCTTGTTTAGTTCTAGAGTAAGCGGCAGCAGCCTTTTTCATTTCATACTCTTTGACCATATAAGAAACTTTTTTACTTTGTTCTTTTACAAATTTTCTATATTCTGAAACTAATCTTACAACTGCTTTTGATCTTTCAGGTCTATTAGGATTATGTTTCATAACTTCATTAAAATCTTGTAATACTTGTTTGTAATCTACAACATAATCTTTAGTATTTTTGAAAGTATGAATATTTAAATATTCATTGTTTTTAGATTTAGGATCTAATAGATTACCTTTTTTACTTTCCCAAGATTGATCTGTTTCGGCAGATACTTCTTCAGGTACTTCAGCAGGTTTTGCAGCTGCACCTTGTAATTCTTTATCAGATTGTTCACCACTTGGTGGTTCTTCTGTATTAGCAATTTCTTCTTGTTCTTGATTTTCTTCTTCGTTACCATCTTCGGCAGAATCGTTAGAACTATTATTTTCTTCTTCTTCGTTATCATCTTGATCTTGATTATCATCTGAGGAATCATCGCCGTCTCTCATCTCATCATCTTCCTCACCATCGTAATCATCATTACCTGTAACAGATTGCATTTCTTGTTCTTTCTGTTCGGCTTCGTCTTTACAATACTCTGATAATTCTTCAGCAAGTTTAATAACATCATCAAAGGTCTCTAAGTTATTCATTCTAGAAACTACATCATTTTCATAATCATCTTTGAATACAACTGGAGATTCTACATGAGAAGATTTAAAATGAATATTCAATCTATCAATAAGTAATAATTCGTTGACATCTTTATCTTTAGTGCCAAAGAAATCATTTTTAATAAGGTCTCTATAACCTCTGATAAATGATTGTGATAAACCTGGATATTTTCTTTTGATTAGTTTTTCAATACGAGCATCCTCGATAACATTTAAGAATGACTTTGGAATCTTTTTTTCAATAACAGACTTTTCCCAACCTGATTGTGGAGTAAATAGTGCATGACCGACTTCATGTGAAATAAGTAAATCAGTAATATCATTATTCATATGTTTCCAGATAGGTAATACAAGTAATCTAGATTTCACATCAAAATAAGCAGTTTGTACTTTTTTATGTTCTACTGATATGTTTTCAGTAGCAAGTAATTTTGCAAGATATGATTTTGCCTGATTGTTAATATTGTCTGTTTTTTGCATATATTATAATGCTACCGTATTTCGGTCTAAAAGTCAAGCATATTTACCATTTTTTTTGGAATAAAATAACCCTTATTTTTCAAGGGTTTCTCTGCTGACAGAATGTCGCAGTTGTGTTTGTTCGTATTTTGTTCTACTTTTTAAAGATAAAAGTAGGTTCAAATTTACGGCCTGAGATGTCAGGTCTCTTGAACTCACCCATATATTGTTGTTTTTGTTTAGTTTCTTGAACATCGCCATCTATTGTAGATACGGCAGATCCCCCTTGTTGAGTAGATAGTGATAACCACCATGTATCTGTGTGTTCAAATCCTACCTCTTTTGCAAGTGAAACTGTATCTTCTTCAAATGTTTTATATTGTTTTGTATTGGCAACATTGAGTGCAAGATACTTGCCAGTTTTAAGACCTTTGTAAGCATTGGCAATAGTCTGTTTTAAAAACTTCTCTTTCCACATATCACTAGTTGAGAACTTAATACTTGATTGTTCTGGTTCATCACCATATGCTTCCCAACCAAAGTAAGGTGGACTTGTAAAAACAAAGTCTAGACTTTCATCATCTGGTATAAATGTTTCACTACCTTGTCTATATAGAAAATAATGATTATGTGGATTACGATAATCACTTAATATTTCTTCTAGACCTTTATAAGTCGGTATACAAGGATCTGTGCCAATGTAATTGACACCAGCTGCAATCGCACCTAATAATCGACCACCATAACCCATACTAGGATCCCATACTGTACCTGCAACTGTGCCTTCAAGTGGACTATCTTTATCTACAAATACATCATACATAGCTGCAGCCGCTGTAGGTCTAAAATTAGAAACCATTTGAGTGCCACTATATCGTCTTAACATAGATCGCATATCTGAATCTGTAATCATGTGAGCAGGTTTCTTCATGAAAAAAGTACCTGATAATATTTTGTTTAGGCCTTTCTTTAAATGTTCTTCATCTTCCCATATCTCCATAGGTGTTTTCATTTTACCACACTTGATACCCCATGCGTGTTCCATGTATGACCATGCAAGATTTAAACCATGTGCTGATTGACCTATAATTTTATTCTTTCTATCAATGAGTGTATCTCGTCTAAAATTTATTAACTGATTAAATATCTCATTACGCCACTCTTTGTTTTTAGGGTAATAAGGAAAACCTTTATTTTTCCAATCGTCATGAATTTGTTGTAGATTATCTGTCATATAAGTAAACATCTCCTGGTAGTGTGCCTTTTGCCCATGTTGTTGAGCCAATTAGTTTCATATTATTTTTAACATAGAATTTTTTTGCTATTTCATTATCACTACGAACACTTAAATATACTCGTCTTGGATTTACAAACTCAAAAAACTTTTGTAGTGCTTGACTAGCAGATCCGTTGTGATGTTTAGCAGCGATTTGATGTAATATACAATCGCCTTGTTGAGCAATCACATCACCTATTCCTGGGAATATTCGACCTATTCTTTGTTTTCTTTTATAAAAATTATATGTAATCACTACATCATTATCAAATATTAAGTTTTCTTTTGCAATCATGCGTTTCATATAGTCTGTTCGTATATGTGGAAACCATTTCTTATGTTGATAAAATATTTCTTTTACCGATTCGAAGTCTGTTTCTTTGGCATGATTCATAAAATAAGTATATCACAAATGATTAATTAAGTAAAGCTCTCATCATTTTATTAGAATAACAATCAGCAACTAGATGTATTCTATCGATATCACTAGTATTTCTCACAGCATGGGCTTTTGTAACATCGGTATAGTAAAAGTGTCCAGTCTTTAAATTATACTCTGTGCCGTCTTTATCTTTTGTATTTTCGTATAATGTGAAAACAACTTGATCGTTAGTTCTGATTGGCATATGTATTCTAACTATGTCGCCATCGTCAAACCCTATTTGTTTATCTATCTTATCTGTGTGTTTGCCAATAACTTTACCTGCTTCTAGTTTCATAAATCTAACTCTTTCAAACTCGCAAGGCAATCTATCTAACATTTCTAATACTGGTTTCATAACCTCATTATCTTTTAATGTTGTCCATTGTAGTTTTG